TTGACATTGATGAACCCATTGTTGTAATGGATATTGATATATTGTTACATGGTAATTACATGGACATGATTAATTATCCTATAGAACGTGGTCAATTTGTTTGCATGAATGCATGGTGGCAAGACACCGCTAAAGAAGAATATTGTATCAATGGTGGGTTTTACAAATACTATCCTAAGGATTGCAAATATATTTGGGATAAATTTATGGATGACCCAGAGTATTGGCAGAATTACTATATTGAAAATGGTACAACCCATGGACCAGTAAATGGTGAGCAATACTTTATTGAAGATTCAATTAATCAAAGATTGCAACCGGTTTACATACCACAAACTTGGTACGGAAAATTTATTCAAAATCCGAATAGGAAATGGATTGAGGATTGTAATGAATCGTATCCTGGAGAATACTTTTATGATTACTCAACTAAAACTTTTCACCCTGAAGTGAAGTTTATCCATTACCAGAAATCACATTTGCTTCATGGATAACGGCAAATAGTTCAACTGGTGTTTTAGCTTTTCTAATGCGTGTTTTTAATTCTGCAGGAGCATCTCTTACTGCAGGAATATCAAACACTTCGATTTTCATTCTAAATAAATCTTCTGATGAGTAATGTTGTGTCATATGTTCAATTGAAATAGTAGGAACTTCTACTGGAATTTCTTCAATTCTTTCAACAACCTTTTCAACAATTTGAACTTCAACTTCTTTTTCTTCTTCAATTTCTTCATCAAGGGCTTCAGCGATTTGTTCTTCTACAAATTCTGGAAGTTCGACATCTTCTTCAAAATCTTGCAATTCATTAAGGTTATTAAAGAAGTTTGAATAATCTTCTTCATCATCATTATCAACTATCACGGTGTCAAGGTCTGGTAATACGCCGCCATTAACTTTCCAAAGTCTAAACTCTTCTAACTCTTCAAGTGTTACGTCAGATAAACCAAATTTATCAACACGGTCTGCAAGCTCTTTATACTCATGACCTTTTTCTTTCCAAATTCTAAACTCTTCAAGTTGACCGGATTCTTTAAAATCTAGGAATTGTTGCAATTCACCAGATTTTCTCCAGTCTTCATATTCATAGAACTTACCATCTTTTTTCCAAGCTTCAAGTTCTTCAATTTGTTGAGTGAATTTTCTTTCATTATCCCAAAAGTAGTTTGACATTTCATCAATATCTTCAATGCTGAATACATCAATGAGTTTAATGAAGAGACTACCTTCGTCTGGTCTAGCAGCAAAATTTTCAATTCTACCCCAACCTTCTGAATCAAAGTACGCCGCTTGAACCATAGTGCGTGTTGCGTCTGTCCATCTTGCATATTCGAATGTAAGTGTACCATCAGCTAAATCAACTCGCTGCTCTTGATTAGGCATAACAGGTCCTCTTAGCGGGACATCTAATTTAATATCATCTGATGAAAGCTCCTGTGTTAAGCTTTCAATTTGATTTTCAATATTATTTTCACTCATGATTTATTTATTCCTAATCTATTTGTAAATATCTAGTTGCTGTGGCGGTTGCTGCACCAGATGGAGTTGAAGTTGTGAAATATGTTGGGTCTGTAAATACATATGATGGTGTAGAACCTGTTTGAATTGAATCAACAAAAGAACCTCTATTTGTACCAGTCAATGAAGTAACAACACTATAGTTTAAATCACCGGACAAAGTAATTCTTCTCTGTAAAACAGGTAAAAGAATATCTTGAACTAGCGCACTAGCGGATACATTATTTACTTCTTTTATGTAGGAGTTTGCACTATTCCATCCTACTGGTTTATAATCAGTGCCAGGAGTAGATGAATGAGCAGTTTTCAACCATAGTTTATATGTTGTGGATCCGGCACTGTAAGTTGTATCTGTAAACCAAGTTCCTTTATCTACCCAAGTACCACCAGCTGGTGCTGATGTTGCAACTCTATATGTTCCAACTTCTGTTCCAGACAGCATATCAGTGATAGCTCCAGAAACTACTTCATCGACCAATTGAGATTCTGTAGCACCTGCGGTACGTAAAGCTGAACCAGTCCAATACAAATAACTCTTTCCATCTAATGCTGATGTAGCAGGATAAGTGGCAGATGAACCTAACCACTGATAATAATTATATGTTGTTACGGTAGTAGTTGTTGTTGCTGGGGCGGCCGGCCAATCACCTGGAGCCACTGGACCACCACCGTCAGGGTCTACATCATCTGCAGCAAGTAATGTTCTAGCTTGTGAAGCTTGGACTTGTTGTCTTTTTGTGTCTGTAGCAGTGCCGATTAAAGTATAATTACCGGCAGAACCAACTCTCAATCCGCCATAATCATTTCCAGCATTTAATTTTGTTGCGAATGCTACAGATAAATTATACTGCAGACGTGTCAAATCTGCATCAGACATTTGTCTAAGCGCGCTAGTTCCATCTAATCTTAGTGGTCTGACCATGTTTCACCGTTGTCTATAACAGGACTGAACCTGAGAATACTGTAGCACCATTAACATCCAAAATTCTGAGTGTTGCCGATGCTGAGAATGTTTGACCTCCTACTTGGAAGTCTGCTGCTTGCGGAGAGAGAACAGAAGGAGCTGTTACTTTTCTCCATTCAGCAAATCTCTTCGCTCCGTCAGAGTCTCTATTTACTCTATCAGGTTTAAAATCATATACAACAATGTTAACAGCTGCTCTCGCATCATCATCATCGTATGTAAGCGCAATAGCTTGTGCTGTCGGGTCATCAAGCAATGTTGCATCTAGATAATAGAGTTCAGCTGCCTGGCGACCAGCTCTTACTCTATTTGTTTCTTGTTGTTTATCAGTAATTCGAATTACCATACCAACAAAGTCTGAGTCAGAGTCACCTTTACTCTTGTTTTTAACAGTGTTGATTACAAACTTATGTCTTTGATCTGCTGAAGTACCATCTGAGTCACCAGTATTAAGTGATGTTTGAACGTAAATATCCCAACCAAACAATTCAGAGTCATGCTCAGAATCAAATGATGCTTTTACAATATTGTAACCGCTTGCAATATCAGTGATGCCGGCCTCAGTGCCAATACTTCTTGACCCTGGTCCTTGTAGAGCTTCACTGTTTGAGAGAATTACATCATTAGCCAGAACACCAGTAGTATCCGAGTCATAATCTATTTGTTGTACACCACCTCTTGTGATACCCTTCAACAATCTCCAAATCTTAAATGCAACAGATGCTTCAGAGTCACCGCCAGTAAGCACCAACTTAGTGTCAGAGTCGGTATAATCGGCCATTGTAGACAATGGACCATAATCGATTTCAAAATCTCCTACAGCTGCTGGAATTGTAGAAGCAGGAGCACCACCTCTACTATAGAAGTTAACCGAAATTATATGAGTTTCGGAGTCTACAGCATCATAGCGTGGTGTTTTGCTTGAACGATCTTCTACCCAAAGGTTACCACTACCAACATCAAATTCCGGAGCATTTGGACCAATAGTAGCAATAGCATTCAAACTTACAATTTCATTTGAAGCACCAAAGTCTGCACTTCTAAAACCAAATTCGTTATCAAATACATTATCAGAGTCAATAGAACCAATATTACCAACTGTATCTCTTAGTACCACAGATGGTCTATTGAACAAGGGTGATGCATTTTTATTTCTAAAACCCTTGGTTGTGGTAGGCAAAGTATTACCTGATACGCCAACTCTTCGATTCACTTCAGATGGTACTCTGAATGTTACTTCAATTCTTTTAGGATATGCAGCACCTTCAGAATCTCTTTGGAATAATACACCATCTGAATCATTAGAATAAAATTTGTATAGTGGTGTCAAACCGTAATCAATATACGTTACAAATTTCTCACTTGGAGAAAATTCAATAACTTTATCACCACCATGTACATAAATAATTTCAGGATTATCTGAATCAATTTCTGCAATAATGTTTGAATCAAGTGTATCTAATTGAGTAGATGCTTGAATAGCGTTGTTAATTCTTTCTGCAACTTGTTGTGTTGAGAAATCAGAATCAATATTAAATGAGATTTCAACAACACCACCACCAAATGATGCACCACCAACGGCGTTGATTGCTGCGGCTCCGGCTGCAACAGTACCATCACTATCATGTAGTAAAGTGTTTAATCTTGTAGATGCAGATTTTGTGCTTGTTAAAGAACTGCTTTCACCTGTCACTCCAAATTCATCTGAATCTGGGAAGTGCCTTGCATCATATCTTACACCATAGTTACTTGCAAGTGTAGAACGAGTTGATGTTGCTACTGCGGCAAATTGAGTACCTGCACTTCTTTTAGGAAAATCTAAGGCATTAGCATAATCTAGGAAATATTTTTGGTGTATGTTAAAAGTAATATTTTTACCAGCTTGGTCAGAATCAAGTAATCTTCTTTGAATTACTTTTAATTTAAAACCATTTTTAACTTGTTGACCATAAGGCATAAAACCAGGAATTCTTAAATCAGAATCTGTTCCTGTATACACTACTGCACCGGCTTTACGAACTGTAGGTCCTTCTAAAAAGTCTGAGTCAGCACCACGAATAACCTGTTGTCTTTTAGTATAAATCTTACGAGTCGTAAGGTTAATGGCAATTTCACCTTCTTCAATCTGTTCTACTGTTGGTTGACCCTCAGTATTCAAACCACTGGATTGTGTTCTCCTATGTTGGTAAACTGGTCTTCCGTTATTAGTGTTTATTGCCATGACTTCTTATCCTAGAGTAATTACTACTGCTGTGCCTTGAAATTTTGTTTGTGAGAATACCATTACATTCCCAGCATTGTCTATGAATGTTGTTACGGTCATAGGTTGATACATGTTATTGGTATTTGTAAATCCTGAATAACCATCTGCACCATAACTATTCACGTTCGAACCAGATGCGGCACCTTGAGTACCCCATACAGTTTTAAATCTTGTGACTTTATCAGAATCTGTGGTGCCATCAGTCATTTCAGAATCAATGGCGTTATACATTTGAGCTCTTAGTACTTCTAAAAACTCCGTGTTAATTGCACTGGTGTCACCACTTTGAATCGCGTTTTTATAGACTTTAACGTCCATTATTTTTGTAACACTACTGAAGTCTCTATCTTGACCAGATGTTCCCTTTGTGATAGGTAACATAAAGTATCCATTTGGTACTACTTCAGTTCCGTCAATAGTGAGATTTGATGTAAGCTGATGCCACTGATCAGAATCCCATGAATCTGTGTATACAAAGAAATCATCTGTAGATGGAGCAATATATCTGGTGTCTGTAGTATTATAAATCCAACCAACATCATTGCCGGCGTACACGAATTCATATACTTTATCGCTTTGTGTAAGATTGATATTGGATTTTACGGGAGTATTAGATGAAATTACACCACCAAAACCTATGCTGTATCCTAAAGATCTTTTAGAAAAAATAGCACCATCACTATCATATTCTACTTTACGAACAGATGCACCTACAAATGTACCTGCTGAATTTCTAACATATGTGTGAGTAATTGGTGGTGTTGGCAAATCATTATTTTTCGTTGCCCATTCATTTTTTTGATCGCTATCTAAAAATTCGATAGGTGTTGTCCAAATGTTAACTGATTTACCATTTACAAGACTACCACGAACTTCTCTTACTTTTACAACATCACCACGAGCGGCTAATGGTAAAACAAGATTAAGTGTACCATTATTATCTACACCACTTGCATCGATATCAATCATTTCACCGCGTGATAAGAAATAGAATTCAGAATCTAAATATAACTCCGGAATACCATCACTGTCTACATCTGCTCTAATTGACCAGCCAAATTCTGAGTCAAAATAACCTGAAGCTTCACTGTCAAGAGCTGTAGTTCTAAATGATACTGGTTTGAATTTACCAGTGGCATGCAATTCACCTACTTTATATTCGAATTCACCGAACTCTCTGCGATATGCATAGTAAGCTGTGCTATTATTTGTATTGATTGGTGAATCACCGAAGGTTGTATAGATATCTGCAAACAGGTCATTGATTTTAGCACCACCTTTGCGTGCTGAATCTCCTGTTCCGGAATCTGGTGATACACCTAAATTGATTAAGTCTCTGGCTGCCATGAGTTATTTATTCCTACAAATTAATGTCTCTAACTATCTTCGTAATGTTTCCATCCGAATCAGTTAGATTAAGTATAGACGGACTAAACACGGAGTCTGTGTCGAATACTGCGTCTGAATCTGGTTTATGAAGGCTTGCATAACCACCTTCAATACCAACTAAATCACTATCACCTCTATTCAAAGAATTGAGACTTTTAGTTTCATCTGACGGTGTAGCGATAGCAACTCTAGCATCATAGATTACCGATGTTGCTGCCACAGGACCATGTAAATATATTTTTGTTTCAAATTCAAGGGTCCATTCAATAGTTCTACGTTCTGCAATTTCTCCAGTCCAATCATCGGTCCAAGTAATAGCCTGTAAAGTAATAGGCATATCATATGCGTTGGTTGGCAACGGAGTTTCTGAATCTGCATCAGCAGGAAAATGTCTAACCTGCACAGTATAAGATGGAGTAAAGAATGGCAATATTTGTTCGAGAATTTGCCAGCCATCATTTAAGTTTTTAGTTTCTAAATACAAACTAAAGTTAAGATTATATGGAACTGGATTTTGAACTTTTTGTCTTGGTGTACCTAATTGATCTGGTGTTCTTACTATCGTATTTTTATTTGTTGTTTTTCTATTAATATCATATTGCATTGCAACAAGTTCATATGAAAGCCTAGGCAAGATCTTTTCAAACATTTCTTCTTCAGGTTGTAATGTTTTCTGTGCTTCTAACCATTTCGATCTAGGACCATATGCAATTGCAACTGGAACTAATTTTCCGTCACGTCTCTTAACCACGATGTTATTAAACAAACTACCAAATACTGCAACCGCAGCTTTAACAGATTCGTGATAAAAGTGTCTACCAATCATTTTTAAATGTCATCCAAATTTCTAATTCCAGGAACACCAAATGCCCTTGCAGTATAATCATCTACAATATTTTTTGGTCTTTCTCTGACTACGCCATCATCATCATATACTTCTTGCTCTTCAGCGCGCATTTCAATCTCTGTGTTCTTGGCCCATGAATCAAAGATAGCATCACTATCTGTAATATCAGTAGCTTTTGTTTCTGAATCTGTAAACTCAATTCCTGATTTAGCTTGAGAAACTCTTTCATCAGTTGTGTTGATTGCTCTACCTGTGTTATCATAGTTAACGGCTGTAGGATTAAAGTTAAGGTCTTCACCTGAAAGTTCGAAGAGTTTGCAATGTAGTTTATATTGATAGTTGTCTCCTAATTGAAAGAAAGCACCATCATGGAATGTTGTAACTCTTGAAATTTCAAAAACTTTTGGTACATATTGGCTTTTATTTTGTGCAGATCTACCAAATGGAATTACAATTAAATCACCTTCAAGCGGTCTAGTTCGAGCATATCTATTAATATCTTTTTGCCATAACTCACTATCGGCTGCACTTGCAAAAATATCTGAATCAGTATATCTTGCTTTTAAAACATTTCTGTAGTCTGAGTCTATTTCTGTAAATCTATCGATGGCACAATTCAGAATCACTTCTTCTCTGAATTCCATACCATATTGTGTAAGAATATCGCCTTCACCTTCAAATCCAGAAGCTGCAGCAAGTAACATATCACATTGGTATCCTGAATCAAAAACAGATTCAGGTCTTTCATTCCAAACACCATCAGTATATTCAGATGACCTAGGCATATACCTCACGGTTATCCCGTTGACATTGATTGATTCTCTTATGAGATTTTGTACTAGTCTTTGTTCATTTGTGGAAAATCTTGCTGAATTACCATATTGATTTATATAACCATCAATATATGTATTGGTAATGCCGGCACTCAATGCATAGTCTGCATTAAGACGTTGGATAGATCTATTTAAGTTTTCTCCGAACTCAGAATCATTGTCACTATCACCATCAAACCCAGTGTTCGCGACAACAAATCCAGAGTAACTGTTTACGATAGCCATTATCCATAGTATCCAGCATCATACCCGACTCTAACGAGCTTGGCCATAACTTCGGCGAAAGCATCTTCTACATTATCAGCATCAACTCTAAAGGAAGAACCTGTTGTACCTTGTGTAGTTACCAAATCATCATACAAAATTCTTTGGTCAGCTGAAGATAGTTTAGATGATTGTGTGCCTTGTTGTAATCTTGCTAGAGCACCATCAAAGTCAAGACCCATTTGATTAAGAGTTACTTCACCTTCAACCTTAAGTAATCCATCATCACCCATTCTTAAGTAGGCGGGAGCATTAACGCTGTATTCACCATTTTTGAGAGCAACAGAATTAATATCGATTCTACCGTGCGGTAAAGCTCTGCTATATTTGTCTAAAAATACTTGACGTGAAGATGAAGGAATTCTAGATGAAAGAATGATTGTATCACCTGGAGATAAGCTAGCAAATTGATCGCTATCAATTCCGCCTACAGTACCAAGTTTGGTGTGTACAGCATCACTATCCCAGCGAATTTGATTTGGAGTACGTAGACCGAGTAATCTAAAATCACTATCTCCAAAAGGTTTTTCAAACCTTACTAATCTTCTATCTTTATCAGAGTCTGACATGTAGACAGCTTCCATAAAGTTACCTACTTTAATGAAGGCTGTTCTGATTGGGTCACCAGTATTTGAGTTAGGAGAACTACCAATATTGATTCTTGTGTTATCACCTACTCTTCTATTTGCATCAAAGAAAGAAAGTGTAGAACCTGAATCCTTAACTACTGGTGTTGTTCCTGATTCCCCAACATCAACACCATAATTTGGTTTAAGAATATCTTTGAGATTTCTAATTGTTGCCATTTTCTACCAATCCTTGTAATAGAGATTCAATTCTATCTAATTTACTCTCTAATTTTTCAAGCCTTTCTTCTTTTTCTTGCTCAGCTTTTTCTTTTGCCTTGAATCTATTATAAGCATTCATGTTATTATTTAGAATGGCGCCTGTTTTTTCATCACGCTTATAATTTTTTAAATCGTTATGCAACTGCAATTATCCTTAAGTCTTTAATTTTTGGAACTGCAGATTCATTTTGAACTTTAAACACAAGAGCAACTTTAAAGGCATCAAACTCAAATCCAACACTTTGTGTTAAGCTATATTGATTAAAGAATGCCTCAGAACTGAATGGATCGAAGTTTGTATCATTCAGCTGTTGATTTCTTGGGAATTTCTGCCATGAAATATCTGTGAATGGTGTGTTATCACCGATTTTTCTTACTTTATATTGTACTTCTACTGAAGAACCGGGTTCCATATCTGCATCAAAGAAGATACGAAGCTGACCGGCTGGAACATTCAATTGAATTTCTTTTGTTATATACTCAGAGATTTCACGTTGATTTTCTAAGCCTGCTTGATAAGAAATGTATTCTTTATGTTCAGTACTAGTTGAAGTTGCAGAAACTGAAGTAGTAGTCAATGCAGTAATTTCTGAATCATCTACAAAATTACCAGTTGCATTTTTCAAAGTAAAGAATGTTCTCGCTGCATCAAGTCTAATAACTGGTGAAATATATTCATTCGAAGTTTTAAGAGTAAGCTGACTTTCGAAATCACCAGTACCAGTTTTATTCAATGTGTTTCTTACAATAGCTGGGAAATTAAAATCAACTACTTCATCAGTTGGAATTTCAACAAAGCTTGATGATTTAATTCCAGGAGCTTGATAGTAAATACTATTGAGATCGTATCCATATAAATTAGATGCTACTTTAATATCAATGTTAGAACCAGTTGTTGCTCTAATTTTTTGAATCACATCTGTTCCGTCAAATATGATTGGGCTAATATTAGAGCGGATAGAATCGAATTGAATATTGGCTGTGGCTATAACATTTAATCCACCGCCTCTACCACCCTTAACAGTCTTATGCCAACCACCAGTTTGAGGAGCTGTTGCAATAATTGCTGCGTCTGAATCTGCTTCACTCAAATCAATGAAGTATGAATCTTGTGTTGCATATTTAACTTTATGTGATAGACCTGAACTTGTTGAAGTGAGGTTAGCTAATGTTGTATTATTAATAAGTGAGATTGGAATACCATTGAGTGAATCTGCACCAGCAAATCTTTGCTCAGAATCTGGATTCGAATCAATCACACCATTTGCTTCTACACCAACAATTCTTACGTTGTGTGTATCATTAGGTCCATACATTCCATGGTTTGGATGATGTACTTTAATCCAGTATGAATCATCAAATGTTTCAATTGCTAAACCGGTAGCAGCTTGACCAATTGGTGAAGCATACATATTTGTTTTTTCTTTTAAGGTAATTACAGAATCTGCTGTTGCAAATTTAGCTCTATAAGCCTTAAACATTAAGTCTCTATTTTGATCTGCTGACCATGTAGAATTGTTTTGTGATGTAAAGAATGAACCATAGTATCCACCAACATTTGGTTGCTTATCAATTTTACCACCAGTATTCACATCTTGCTCACCTTGTTTTGCAGTCCATGCAGTCATTGTATCTGATGGGCTGAGAAGTACAATAGCATATTCTGTTTGAGGTTGCAAGTAACATGGAGCATCAAATCTGAAGTTTGTCGCAATAGTTGGTTTTTGTAAATTCTGATTTGATTTTGATACAGTAATAGTTGATGTACCTAGAACATTCGGTCCTGGATATCCATTAACCATATTTCTAATTTGACATGTAATACTGTTCATTTGTGAACGTGTATCAACAAAACCAAGATAAACATCTACTGATGTAATGTATGAACCAGTGTCTCTTGGAACATCAGTGTTAGGATCGAAATTATTTGGATCTGCACCTGCATCAAGCGGTAATGTAAATCCTTGAGCAATTGGATCGAATAATTGTCTACGAGTAGTTGTTCTCGTTACAGCTTGTGTGTCAATCGCTACCTGTCTAGTACCAGCAGGTTCTTGAGATCTAAGGGCAATCAGATCACCAACTTCGAAGTATCCACGAGAAGTGAAGGTTGCAATGGCATTTGTTGTATTTGCGCCATCTGCATCGGTAAGATGTAATCTTCTTGCACCTGTTTTAAATGTATTTGCCGGAATAGTAAATCTTCCGCGCAATTGTCCAGAAGAATTAGTTACAATAGAACCAGCTGCACCATAAACCCAAGTAGATTCATCAGTGTTTGATTGTGAATATTCAGTTTGCTGACAATATTTAGTAACATCTACACCGTCAAACAATACCTTCAATGCGACATCTGCTCTCATACCATCTACAAGAAATTTAACACTAGTAGATCTCATGAAAGCATTATCTAATTCTCTTACTTCACGAGATCTAAATTCTGTAGATGATGTAAATTCACGTTCAAAACTTTCAAAGGTTCTGGTTGTTGTAGTTCCAGCCTGTACAGTATTTGTTGTTCTTAATCTCCAACCTCTACCAGTGGCACCTGCTCTTCTAGCTTCTTGTTGAGCGCGGCCACTTAAGAACCCTGATGTGGTTGTTGAAGTAATTCTTTGACCAGACCAGTTAGTTGAAACACTATTGAATCTTGAACCTGGAATAGGTCTTGTTACAGAGCGAATGTTATCAAATACTTGAGAACTTACACTTTCGATACCACCACCAAATGATGTTCTATCGAGCTGATATCCAACTACTACGTTGGCTGATTCGTCTTTCCAAAAATCCTGATCCGGATCGAGTGAAATATTACCATTAAACACCCATGTTGCATAAGGATTAATTCTTACTGTGGATGATGCAAAGAGTTGCTCAAGCATTTTTTCTTGAGTATAGGATTTGATAATATATCCTGGACCTTGTGTAAGATAATATGAGTCAATGTTTGTACCATCAGTAGAGCGTTGAGTTTCGAAGAATGATTCGACAACTGCTGGTCTCATAGTTCCTGCAGCAGTATCATTCACAGCTTTATAATTTACACTATCAATATCTGCTGGTCCAAATGGAGATTTAAAATCATCTACGATGAAACCTGATTTTACTCTTTCGTCAACATCATCAAGTAGAGCTTGTGATTCAAGAATAGAGAGAGCCAAACCGTTTTCTACATTTTTCAACCTATTGTCAAGGTTTGCAATATCGGTCATAGAATATCTTCTATTCGTATTTCTTTTTACTTCAACTTGTTTTTCTGCATATCTTACTGCAGGCGGTACGGTGATTTCAGCAATTGGCATGCCGTCTTCGAATACAATAGGATCTTTTGGATACAAAGATGATGAACCTGCAATAGTTTTAAATTCACCAATTTCTGTACACACTACAGTAATCTTTTGACCATTGAAGAATTCAATATCACTTGTGAAATTAGATTGAGGTAATACTCTATATCCAGTGTTAAAGAAATTTCTACCAGAGAAAGACAACGGGTTTTTAGTAACATCACCGCTACCAATATTTTGTTTAAATCTAAAATCTACTGCATTTCTTAAGTTAATACCATTGAGAGGTTCGTAACCAATAATTGGTTGTGCTTCACTAAAATATCTTGGATCGACATCAAAGAAACCAGCACCAGCATATGAATCTGCATTATAGAAATAAGAATCAAATGGATCTGCATCAAAATATGAGAAGAATACTAAAATATCACCAGCATCTGGTTTTGCAACATCATCTCTTCTAATGATTGAAGACACACCATAGTAGTCAGTTCTTTGACCATTATCTAGTAAATAATTTCCAGTAACATTCTGTCCAGGAACTTTTGTGTCAACTCCGCCGTAAATAACTTGAGCAGTAAATGCATCTTCTCCGGATGGAACTTTTACTGATAGAACTTCATTGGCAGTAAATGAGGTACCTTTTTGGAATATAACTTCTACTTGCGTTGCTGAACCAGAACCGCTTTTTGTTACATGATATCCTGAAACAGTAGACAGTAAAGTTTCACCTTCTGTCAGAGAATTACTGAGTGCAACAATTGCTTTTGCACCACTTGTTTTGCCAGTAAGAATAGCACCTTGCACAATTGTACCACCACCAGAAATTGTTAAATCAATTCTCGTAAATGCTGCATTAGGAACTGAGGTGCTTGTACCCCAGGTGTTGTTAGTAGTACCTTTAAATATACCATAAACCTTATATGCATCTGGATAATACAGATTTATTTGTCTGTCTTTCGCTGTCCATGAGAAGTTGATTGGATTTGCGGATCTATCAAACGAATCTGTAACGTTTCTGATTTTTAAACATGCAAATTTTAGATTTTTTGTAATCTCTGTAGCATCATCGACAAGTGCTTGTTTATAAGCACCATTTCTACCAAAATCTTTACTCCATACATCATCATTTTGTGCTGGAGCAATTGATAATCCTCCAGTCGCAGAAGTTACGGTAGGTGGATTTCTGTAAAGTAATGCAAAATCATTATCGAATGGTTGAATATCTTCACGCATTCCCTTGACTTCTTGACCAGTATCATATACAAGAGGTGAACCTACATTTTTGAGAGTTGTAGGATAATCAGCGACTCTTGCTTGGAATGGTACAACGGGTGATTGATTATTAGGAGCTGTCATACCTTCAATATAATATACTTGCTCAAAATTAAATTGATATTCAGAATCAACAGTTGCAGTTCTAGAACCAGGTGATGCAATATTCAAATCATTTGTAATGATACCGCCGCGGCCAAAATTTCCTGTTGAGTTAACTACAAGAACACCTTTTTTCTTTTTCAATTGATCGACGATACCTGAACCTGTTCCAGGCACTGTTTTGGTAGACCAATCAGAGTCAGCAGGTGTTGTATTTCCTGGTCCTCTCAAAGTGCCTGAGCCAAGATTTACAATATAACCTTTTGCTCTAGTAGTTTTAATTTCTTGACCTTCAATATAAGATGGAGCACCAACACCATAATCAGTACTATTATCTGTATACTTGATTTTGATATGCTTGAACATCTTAATATCATGCAAATAAAGATTGCCAGCGTTAGAACCGGTTTCTTGGAATGCATATGGTCTTGCATAACCAATTGCATGTCTATCAGAATCTAGTAGTACTAATCTATTTGCATATACTCCAGGACCGTTGGCATCTGAGTCAGCCATACCAGGAAGTGTGCCGGAGTTAACGTTCGAAACTTGTACATATGGTGTACCTGTTGAACTTACTTTGTAGTTACTAATTCTCGTTGTTTCCAATTGACGTGAAATTGGTACGTGAGTATCTGATAGAGTCTCAACTCTATAACCATTAACATATGCTAAACCAGGTGAAAAAGATAAATCAAATTTTTCAGAATCATCTAATGAATCCAAGATTCTTGGTGTAAATGGTTTTACTGTATAACTACCTGATTCTTCACGTGTTCTTCTTGCAAGCTGATCTGAAACCTGTGCAAAGATTGGGCCAAATTGTGATTCTGCAGAAGTTTGGAATCTTGAATTAGGAAATGATTTTCCCTGAATAACACCATCAATTACAGTAACAAGTTTGTAGAAATTAGGATCTGAACCTTGTTCCAATGAAGATTTGAAGACTACTGATAAGTCATTCTGTAATCTATCCGCGCCTGGCGCACCTTCATTGGTAGAACCTCTAGCATTGTCAAAGAGTGTTGGATCATCATTTGCATTTACTGTTTTTGAAGTAACGGTAAAACCAATTTGTCCAGTAGGTTTTTGTGTAGTGTTTGATACAATAACATTCTGTGCTTGAATTCTTGAGAAAAATCCATCAATATAGTAAGTACCGGTTTGAACCAAAGCAATAGTTGCTGGTGTTACATTGCTGAAGATGTTTACATATGTGACGTCACCATCTGGGTCATCACTTGCCTGAGCATATAAGTATCCTACATCAGAATCAGTAAAAGTATTTGCCGTAAGATATGTAAAGTACAATCTACCAGTTGTGTTGAGACTTGTTTGACCAACAATATCTTCTGACAAAACTTTTGCTCTTACAGTATTTGCAGCATTAGAAATAATTTTACCTTTAAAGTTTCCAATGTTTCCTTCAATTGCTCCGACTTGAGCATTGATGAGTGGGAAATCTGCATCTCCCGTACCTGAAAGTAAGTTAAGAGTAAAGACATCCGTCTTTAATTGAACTTCGGCTTCTTTGATTCTTTGACCATCTGAATAATTTGCATCTGCAAATGTAGTGATCTGATTTTGCAATATAGTTTGTAGCTGAGTTAATTCTCTAGCTTGTACTGCAAAACCTGGACGAAAGAGAACCCTAAGGTAATCTTTTGTTTCCGAATAATCATCGAAGTATGGTGATACGTTTAAATTAATGGCCATTTTTATTTTTCACTTTTACTATTTATTATAATTTTAAAATAATATTAAGGGATTCGATCTGATCAGCACTTCTTTTAATAGATTCAGTGAGATAGTCGACTGTGATAAAGGTTCCGCTGTTAAGCTTTATTTCTCTACCATACTTCTTTGTAATCCCGTTGCTGTGTGTTGATGAAACAATTGAATCACTATCAGCAAATACATTTTCTAATTTACCTACGTTAATATAGAATAATTCTCTACCAACTGAGGCAATAACTTTACCTGCAAAATCTGAATCTCCAGATTTGTAAAATACTTCATCTTCTTGGAAAAGGGCTGGTATATCAGTAAGAATTTTTTCAGCTACTGTATAATAATCTTTCGTTGCAATTAAATCTGTGTTCGCATCAATTGGATTTTTGAGTACACCCAAGACTGAAAAATCATTAGTTGCTAATTTAGCAAATCCAGTATCATCCGCTGGAACTGAACGTGAAGTAAGCATAAGATTTGCTGCATTCAATTCATTGCCGGCATCTGTACCATGGCCAAGACCAGGAGAAATATCTAATTTGAAAATATCTAGTTTTGTGTTATCTTCAGAATCTACTGCAAATGGAATAGCATCATAACCTTCACCAAATTGTGTGACTACAAATTTCCATAATCTATCACTATCGTTATTTCGTGTTGCTGTTGCTTGAAAATATTTAGAAGGTGTAGAACCGGTACCGTCTAATCCACGAATTTTAATAGTTGTTTTTGTGGATTTATTAATCACATCTGAATCACCTGCACGTGGATTTACACGAATGTTGTAAACACCACCTTCGACAGCATTATTTTGAACTTGATACTGAGAATATCTTGGAACAGAAGTTGATAGCGTTTCAGCTTCTGTTTTTGTAACTTTTTCTGGTACAGGCATATATAGAGAGTTTTGAAAGAGCAAAGCTTCTGAGTTTGTAACAGTGTACATGAACTGCCAAATATATTCGTCTGCAGTTCTAAATGGTTGTGAACCTGTACCTGTAGGCGCTACAGTTGAGATAGTTCTAGTCGGTGAGAAAAGGCATTTATAGACATTTTGTCTTGCTACGCCTTGAATGATTTCTGTAGTAAGAACATAATAGTCACTATCATTACTAATACCATTATACCAACCAACGTATTGTGCGTTTCTTACCCAGTTCTTTCTATCAATGACTCGTGAAACACCACCAGGTAAAACCCTATGCATAGTCACAATATTTTTATATAAGACGGTGAGATCTGAATCTAATGTACTTTCGGATAAATCACTATCTGCGAAAGGATAATCTTCACTATCAGTGTATGCAATGTAAATATAATATGTGTCGTCTTTTTCAGTGTTTCTAATATCATTACGCGCAGATTCCGCCAATAAATTTTTAATGTTATTTGTTAACTTTCCTACGGACATTAGTATTTTCTCTTTAGGTCTAGGAAGTCAATAACTTCCGAATCTCTATCAATATATTGAATTGTATTATTTATCTCATTCAAGTAATGTTGTCTTACAACGATAGTAGATTCTCTATCAGAATCACCATACTTACCATACGCTGCAGCTGTTCTTGGTGATTTTTCATATGCTCTATCAAGTATTATATCTAATTTTGTTCGTAAACGATATTTTGAATCTCCAATATTCAGATCTGAATCAGAGTCTGTAGTATCCTTTATGGTAGAAATATTAAGTCTATCAGAAAGTCTACCTGGAATCACATAACCATTAGTAATATCTGAATCGCGATTTGCAGTGAAATTATTATATTTCATTTCATATGCTTCAAAGTCTGTGTATGTAATGTTTCCAACCACATATGTAAGACTTCCATTCAATTTCATAGCTGAATTTAAATCTTTTTGTTTATCAATCAACACATCCATTCTACGAATAGCTGGAAATTTAAAGATTAAATCACTATCACCTCTGCTATCATAGAATCGTGTATAATCAATTGACTTCATACCGGTATCTTCTGCATCAAATCTTGCAAAAATATCACTTGGAATTTCTGAATCATAAGCTCTATATTGCAAGAAGTCATCAAAGAATACTTGTGCAATTCCAATTTCTTGCGAATTACCATCTATTCTACTAATCACACCGTAGTTTGGTTTATAGTATAGACTAGCATTTTTAATACCGCGTTTAAGTGGTTGATGAACAATGGTTTCACTATCGATATTTCCAACATAATAATCGAAATTCAAAACAGCAATA